AAAGTAAGTATCTAAATCATCGGAAAAGAAATCATTTTTCATATCTACAGGACCATGCATGTCCTCGATACGCTTAAGAAAAGCAGGATCTACGTCTTTGGGTTTTAACGTTTCTTTTAATATGTACTTATACTTAGCCATGGGTTGTATTCAACTCTTCTAGAAGTTCAGAATATTGAAGCAAATTAATTAAATCTTCATCACCTACATTAGATGTTTTACCTAATGGAGATAACAAATTAATTACTTCATTAATTTTAATTTGTACTGCTTTATCTTCAATTTTTGTATTTAATGAAGTTAAAGATTCTTTAAGTTGAGCAACCTTACTATTATAGTATTCTTTTAATTTCGGAGTATTATCTACCGAGTTGATAAATTCTTTAAGAATTTCTTTTTGATTAGAATTTAAAGTACCATACTTATCATTAAATTTCTCTAACAATACTCTATATGTTAAAATTCTAATATCTTTATCATATGATTGAAATTCTTCAATCAAATCTTTTTTTACTTTTTTAGACTGGATTGTTTGTTCTGTCATATATTCTAACAAAACAACTTTATTGTCTATAATTTGATTTGGGTTTGAAAGTTGATCGCTATTATATATCTCAATTAGAGTATATAATGCGGCATGAGCTCTGTAAGTAGGTAATTTAGTTTTAAAGAACTCCTCTAAGTTATAGTGGTTGCTGATTTCTTTAATCAGATTATATTTTTGTCTTCTTAAAGTTCCTCTATTTAATGATTTAGAAGATTCAATAAGTGTAGATAAAATCATATCTGCCTTACCTTCTGTAATGTTTTTGTGTTTGGCAAGAGTTTCGTATAACTTGTATTCTTTACCTAGTTCTGTTTTTACGAAGTACTTTTTTAAAATATTAGAAGCTTTAGACGTCTTGCCAGATAAGGTATCAGCCGTGATTTGGCGTACCAGCAATTCGAATATAATTCCTGTATTTTTGTACTTGGAATGTTTAATGTTCATTCTCAATATAGGTTTTGTTATAAATATATAAGGATCTTTATTCCTTGATATTACTTTCATCAAGAAGCGACTCACCTTTGTTTTTTAGGCTTAACTTTTTATCTAAAGATTCAAACAATTGTTTTTTCTCTAAAGTTTCTAAAGCTAAAGGTGAACCCCCTTTATACTGTGGTTTAATTGAATCTGATTCGTTATCATCTTTTTTCATTCCTCGAGCACCCAAACGATCTTTTCCAAAATTATCATCTTGTGTATTTCGTTTAGATACTTTTTCTTCAGGACGACCTAAAGGTGCTTTTTCATCGTATCCATCTGGTACCGAATTGTCTTCATATCTTCCTCTACCATATAATGAAGCTAGATCATGTGGTGTACCATATGATTTACCTGTCTCTAATGGATCGTTACCTTCAGCTTCAACTTGTGATAAACGGAATTTACGTTTTTGGTCTTGTACTATTAAATCTCTCATCTCATCGTACTGGTCTGCACTGAAGTGGAAGATATTTTCGTAAATCCAATCTGTTGAGATCAATTTAGATTCTGCCATTGCACTAGCTAGATCCATTTTTTCCTTCATTAATGCTACTTTCTCTTGATCGTAGATAATTGAAGGAGTAGTTAAATCTAATTCAAAGTTTGTTAGTGACTCTTCAGTATAACCTTGTGTGTATAGGTGTACTAAAGCAATTTTATATAATTCGGATAATACAATACGTTGGATACGGTCAATTGTACGAGCGAATCTGATATCTTCGGCAGCTAATGTAGCTTTACCAGTTAAATCTTTTTCGTAACCCATAAATGCTTTTGGCACTTTAAGAGCTGCGAATAATTTATCTCTTAAATATTCAACATCAGCAATACCATCATATTGTAAACCACCTAAGTTTTCAATTGAAGTTGATGTATCATTTCCTCTAACTGGAAGGTAAAAGTCTTCCATTAGGTTTTGCATGTTGTATTTTAGGTTATATTCACCTGTTTGGGGATCCATTAGCGGAGTACGTTTCATTTGGCTAATGGTTTTTTGCATAAAGTTTTCTACTTCATTTGGTGGAATAGAACCAACATTAATTTTGAATACACGTCTATCTGGGCTACGAGAAATTCTATGAATTAACATAGCATCTTCCATTAAAGTATATTGTTTAAAAATACGACGAGCTGGTTCGATGTAAGCTCTACCATAAGGTAAGAAGTTAACGTCTGTTAAGAGACGGAAATGAGCCATTTCGTAATTATCGAAATAAACTCCATCTTGTTGATCTTTATTAAATGAATTAGGAACACCATAGTAGCCAGAACCACCACCATAAATTCCTTCAGGTGAGTATCTAAATCTTACTGCGTTTGGATGTTCTTCATCATAATTTTCTTGTCTTTCAATATGGTAAGCTGTAAATGGTACTACATTATAAACACCAAATTTTTCAGCAATTTCTAATTTCAAGAAGAAATCACCATACTTACACATTTGACGAATCCAAGACCATAAATTAAACTCAATGTTTAATACATCATAGAATAAATTGTAAAGAATCTTTTGAATGTTTTCGTCCGATGATTTAATTTGGAGTACTTCTCCCATATCATTTTTCAAAGTACATTCATCTGAGATAATATCTAGAGATGAAGCAATGATAGCATCATTATCCATTACATCATAATCTGAATAGATCATGGTTCTTAGATATTGGTAATTTACATTTAATTGTTGTCCGAATAAAGATGAAGCAGCAGGTGAATAAATACGATTGTATCTATCCATAATTGAATTTGTTGCAATATCTCCGGAGCGTTGAATGCTATCAACATCCATTACTTTAAGTTGATTACCCCCTTGATTTCGGATAATTACGTCTGTAGAGAACAAACGTTGTAAGCGGGTAAATAATCTAGTATCAGCCATTTTAGTCTAATTATATCTTATAAATATTAAAGAAGCCAGCTAATGTCCTCTTTTCCACCATATGGATTTTCAATCTCATATGGATTATTGTTTCTATTTGCAGAATATGCACCAACATACGTACTCTTGCTTATATTTCCAAGCGTAGCTCTAGTCATATCGTGAGAATGTTGTTGGAATTTTAGTGATGTATCTCTCAAATACATTGCGATACCAAAGGCCATAACTAAGTCATCATTGTATCCTGTTTGTGCTTCCGGTCTACCATTTTTCCAAACAAATACTTTCATTTCCTCTAATAAACGTTTTGATTGGATTGTTACTGATCTATCACCAACGTATTCTCTAAATTTATTTACAACTAATGGTCTAGTTCTTAATGACATTGTAAATCCAGGAGTCATATCACTATTACCTTCAAATACTTTAAGGTAAGATTCAGCTGTTAATTGATCTGATTTTGGTGAGTGATATAGGTTACGATACCCTCTTTCAATGATTGAATCTAATGTTGCCCAACCAATTGAAGCATTCTCTACAACTAACATTGCATTGTTATATTCTGAACCTAAACCAACTAAAAAGTAACCAAATTCTTTAGGAGGCATTTGACCTCTATATTCTGCTACTTGTGTATTTGTTTGTATATCGATTACATGAGCAGTTGAAAAATCCTTTCCATCACCACGAGCAACATCCGCTGTAATTAGATATTCTCTAGAATAGTCAGCTGCTTCCCAAACCCATAGATTTTGGTCTGCTCCTCGTCTTTCGATTGGATCTTTAATTGTAGTTTCTTTAATAAATTCTACCCATTCATTGTAGAACACAACATCACCTGAAGTACTAAAGTCACAATCACACTCTTGGGCTGCTAATCTAGGATCACCTAGTAATTCATCTTGTCTTTTTCTCCAAGATTCGTCTCGTTCAGGATGAACATACCAAGGTAATTTAATAGGTAAGAAATCGTTATCGCCTGATTCTGCTGAAACCCATGTTTTATGGAACCAGTTACCTGTACCATAAGGAGTAGATAATACAATAGCACCACCACCAGTGGCCAAGGTTTGTTGAGCAGAAGCCCAAATCTCACCAATATTTTCAATAAATGCGGCCTCATCAACTAGCAACAAAGAAACGGCTTCTGATCTACCAGCA